GTCCGAGGCCGAGGCCTACCTGCTGGCGGACAACCGGCTGACGATGCTGGGGGAGTGGGACGACGGGGTGCTGACGGACTTCATTGAGGAAGTATGACCGCCGACAATCCCACAACACCAGGGCATGACGCGACGCGCCAAGACGGCTGGCGCGACGATTTCGTCCGCGCCGCCCATGCCCCCGGCCCCGCCCTCACGGCCATCGGCGAGGCCCGCGAGGAGCGCCGCGCCAAGGTGCTCAAGCTCCACCTGGCCGGCGTGCCGATCCGCCGCCTCGCCACCACCCTCGGGGTCTCCAAGGACACCATCGAGAAGGACCTGGCCGCCGCCCGCCGCGCCGTCATCGGCGGCCTCCAGCCGTCCCGCATCCACGAGGTCGTCGCCGACTGCATGGCGGCCTACCTCCACGTCCGGGAGATGGCCCTCCACGACGCGACCGTCGCCCGGCCCGGCACGCTGGAGCGCGGCAAGGCCCTCGACAACGCCCTGCGCGCCAACATCGCCGTCGTGCGCTTCTGCCAGGACATGCGCCTGATGCCCAAGGCCCCCATCGACCTCGCCCTCGCCATCAAGGACCACCCCGCCCTCAAGGCCCTCGCGCCCGAGGAGCTGCCGCGCTTCTTCAAGGGCGTCACCCGCACGCTCATCGCCCTGGGCGAGCCCTCGGCGGTGGACCAGGTGCGGGCGCTGGCGGCGGCGCTCAACGGGGGCGAGGAGGTCGAGGGGGAGGGGGCGGAGGAGGGGGGCGCGTGAGCGCGGACAACGGGGCGGGCCCGGCCTACGCCGAGTTCCTCCGCCGGAAGTCGCAGCAGCACGGCGACGCGGGATTCGAGCCGCTCTGGCTGCCGCCGTTCCTCTACGACTTCCAGCGGGCGCTGACGGAGTGGGCTCTCCGCAGGGGCCGGGCGGCCATCTTCGCCGACTGCGGGCTGGGCAAGACGCCGATGCAACTCGTCTGGGCCGAGAACGTGGTGCGCAAGGCGAACCGGCCCGTGCTGATCCTGACGCCGCTGGCGGTCGGGCATCAGACCGTGCGGGAGGGCGAGAAGTTCGGCGTCGAGTGCGTCCGGTCCGCCGGTCCCGTCAAGCCCGGCGCGCGCATCGTCGTCACCAACTACGAAAAGATCCACCACTTCCAGCCAGCGGACTTCGCGGGGGTCGTGTGCGACGAATCGAGCATCCTTAAGTCGTTCAACGGCGTGCGCCGCGCCCAGGTGACGGAGTTCCTGCGGACGGTCCCGTACCGGTTGCTCGCCACGGCGACGGCCGCGCCGAACGACTACATCGAGCTCGGCACCTCCAGCGAGGCGCTCGGCGAACTCGGCTACACGGACATGCTGACGCGCTTCTTCAAGAACGACCAGAACACCATCAAGCCGATGGTGTACCGGAATCGCGGACAGGACTTCAAGACGGCCTACGAGCGCGCCAAATGGCGCTTCAAGGGCCACGCCGAGGAGCCCTTCTGGCGCTGGGTCTGCTCGTGGGCACGGGCCGTGCGTCGGCCGGAGGACCTCGGCTTCAAGAACGACGGCTTCCGGCTGCCGGAGTTGACGGAGCGGGAGCATATGGTCGAGGCGCGGACGCTCCCAGACGGAATGCTCTTCGCCATGCCGGCCGTCGGGATGCGGGAAGAGCGCAAGGAGCGCCGCCGCACGATCCGCGAGCGGTGCGAGCGCGTCGCGGCCCTCGTCGGGGGGACCGGCCGGCCCGCCGTCGTCTGGTGCCACCTAAACGCCGAGGGCGATCTGCTCGCCGAGATCATCGGCGAGGCGCGCCAGGTTTCCGGCGACGACGCGGACGAGGCGAAGGAGGAAGCCTACGAGGCGTTCGCGGCCGGGGCCCTCCGCGTGCTCGTCATCAAGCCGCGGATCGGGGCCTGGGGCCTGAACTGGCAGCACTGCGCCCACGTCGTGACTTTCGCGTCCCACTCCTACGAGCAGCACTACCAGGCCGTGCGCCGCTGCTGGCGCTTCGGCCAGAGACGCCCGGTGACGGTGGACATCATTGCGACCGAGGGCGAGCGCGGCGTCCGCGAGAACCTGGGGCGGAAGCAAGTCGCGGCTGACAAGATGTTCGCCGCGCTCGTCGCCCACATGAACGACGCCCTGCGCCTCTCGCGCGGCGCCGCGTTCGACCTGCCCGTCCGGAGCCCGGCATGGCTATCATCGACCAAGAGCTGACGGACCGCTACGCCGTCTACCACGGCGATTGCATGGAGGTGCTGCCCTCCCTCCCAGACGGCTCCGTGCACCTGTCCGTCTACTCCCCGCCCTTCGCGGGGCTCTACCACTACTCCTCCAGCGAGCGGGACCTGTCGAACAGCCGGGACTACGCGGAATTCTTCGGGCACTACGAGTTCGCCGTCCGCGAACTGCACCGCCTGACTATGCCGGGCCGCGTAACGGTCGTCCACTGCATGGACGTGCCCAGCGGCAACACGGGGAGGGACCATTTGCGGGACTTCCCAGGGGACATCATCCGCCTGCACGAGCGGATCGGCTTCCAGTACATCGCCCGCTACCACGTCTGGAAGGAACCCCTGACCGTCCGCAACCGCACGCTCACCAAGGCCCTCGCCCACAAGTCCATCGTCGAGGACAGCTCGCGCTGCACCGTTGCGAGCGCCGACTACCTCCTCGTCCTCCGGCGGAAGGGCGAGAATCCGGTCCCTATCGCGCACCCGCGCGGCCTGACGCACTACGCGGGCGCCCGACCGATCCCGTCCGATCTCCTGCCGTACCGCAACTGGACCGGGAAGCAGACCGAGAACCGCTACTCGCACTGGATCTGGCGGCAGTACGCCTCGGCCTTCTGGGACGACGTGCGGCTGGACCGCGTGTTGCCGTTCAAGCCCGCCCGGGACGCGGAGGACGAGAAGCACGTCCACCCGCTCCAGTTGGACGTGATCGAGCGGTGCCTCACGTTGTGGAGCAACCCCGGCGAGGTGGTACTTACGCCGTTCATGGGCGTCGGCTCCGAGGTGTACGGGGCTGTGGTCAACGGCAGAAAGGGCGTCGGTATTGAGCTCAAGGCGTCGTACTACAAGCAGGCGCTCCGCAACCTTCATGAGGCGGCGACGGAGCCGCAGGACCGCGACCAGCGGGAGCTCGCCTTCGCGAGCGAGGCGGCTGGCGCAAGGGCGAGGGGAGATGAGGACGACGGCCAGGGCGCAGGCAGATGACGGCGCACCCGCTTCAGATCCCGTGCTCTTCCGCTGGGGCCATCGCCGCCCCGGCCGAGACTGGCACGCCGTGCACATAACCAGCGGGTTCGGCTGGGCCAACACCCTGTGGCGGAGGGCCGGGTGAGCGCGCCCGCCCCCGACCTCGCCGCCCGCCTGGCCGCCGCCGGCCTGGACACGCCGGCTCTCCAGGCCGCCGGCCTGGCCGTGCTCGGCCACTTCCGCCAGGGCGACCCCCTGGCCACGCTCGCCGCCGCGGGCGGGGGCGGCCCGTCGCACGGCACGGCCCTGGAGTTCCTGGACGGTCTCCGGTGGCTGGACGGCGCGCCGCTCCTCCCCCGGATTGAGCCCTACCGCCGCGACATCTTCACGGCGCTGCTCGACACCGCGGAGGCGGACGGCCGCCCCCGCTATAACCTCGCCCTCCTCGGCCGCGCCAAGAAGAACGCCAAGTCGCTGGACCTCGTGCTCATGGCGCTCGTCATGGTCCTCCGCGACGCCGTGGGCGGCTCGCAGGTCTTCCTCCTGGCCTCGGACGAGGAGCAGGCCGGGGACGACCTCGACCTGGCGAAGAAGCTGCTCGCGGCCAACCCGCACCTGGAGGCCCGCCTCGCCGTCCGCCAGAAGGAGCTGGTGCGGACGGACGGGGGCGGGGCCGTCACCATCCTCCCGGCCCAGGACGTGGCCGGCGCGCACGGCAAGACCTACACCCTCTGCGGCTTCGACGAGATCCACACGTACCGCGACTGGGACATCATCGAGGCGCTCCAGCCGGACCCCACGCGCGCCCGCGCCCTGATGGTGTTCACGTCCTACGCCTCGCTCTTCCACAAGCCGGGCGTCCCGCTCTTCGACATGCTCGCCCGGGGGCGCGCCGGGACGGACCCGCGCATGCTGCTCTCGTGGTACGCCGCCGACTTCACGACGGACCCCGCCTGCGCCGACCTGCCCCCGGAGCGCCGCGCCAACCCGAGCATGGGCGGGTGGGCCGAGCCGGACTACCTGGAGCAGCAGAAGCGGCGGCTCCCGGCCCACAAGTACCGCCGCCTCCACCTGAACCTCCCCGGCTTGCCCGAGGGGTCGGCCTTCCAGCCCGACCCGGTGTTCGCGGCCATCGCGCGGGGGCTCACCCACCGCGAGCCGGAGCCTGGCGTCGCCTACGCGGCCTTCGTGGACATGAGCGGCGGGTCCTCCGACGACGCCGCCCTCGTGGTCGGCTTCCGGGACGCCGACGGGCGCGCCGTGGTCTGCCGCGTCCTGAACCAGGGCCAGCCGCCGCCCTTCGACCCCCGCCTGGCCGTGGACCGCTTCGCCGCCGTCCTGGCGCGCTACGCCGTGCGGGCCGTCGAGGGCGACCGCTACGCCGGGGAGACGTTCCGGGCCGACTTCGAGCGCCACGGCGTCCGCTATGATGTCTGCCAGTGGACCGCGAGCCAGCTCTACGAGGCCCTGGAGCCGCCCCTGAACGGCGGGCGCGTCGTGCTGCCGGACGTGCCCGAGTTGGAGCAGCAACTCTTGGGTCTCATCTGGCGTGGCGGGAAGATCGACCACCCCGGCGGCGAGCACGACGACTGGGCGAACGCCGCGGCCGGCCTCGTCCGCCGCCTGCTGGAGCCGCCCGCGGCGGACGTCCCGCCCCCGGTGCCGGGCGCCGTCGAGAACGTCTACACCGGCCTGATGGACAAGGACGTGTACGACTGGCTGCTGAGGTAGAGGAGGCGCGCATGCCTGACGAGCCGACCCCGGCGCCGCCGGACGCGATGGCGATCCAGAACTTCGTGCTGCCGGTGGAGCCGGCCGCCCCGGGCGAGCTGCGCGTCCGCTGGTTCCGCGTTCTCTTCGTCTCCGTCGCGGACGCCGGCCAGCCGACGCTTACCGAGGCCGCCTTCCGGGCCCGCCTCCAGGAGTTCCTCGACGACGAGCACGAGGGGGGTGAGGTGGGGCGCGTGACGGTGGGGCCGGTGCGGCTGGAGCGGGAGGCGTAGGTGGGAAGACTGAGGGAGAAAGCCGCCAAACCGGAACCAGTGTCTGCGCGGGATATCGTTGGCGCGGCACTATTTCTCGTGGGTGAAGGGTCTTTCAGGTTCGAAACGAATACCGTTAAAAAACACGAGGGGAGAACCCTCACGGTTGCCGCGACACAGGCTGAACGGCGCCCGCTGGAGAAGATCTTGGAATTATTCGGGGGCACAATCTATGGGCCATACAAAAAGTCCCTTAGCACACGACCCTTGTACATATGGCACGCTCACGGAGGAAGGGCTGCCGGAATCATGATGACAGTTTATGCAACTGTCCAGGATTGGTCTCCAAAACGAGAGCGCGAAATTCGGCTCGCATTGGCGGCCTGGAGACAACGCCGGGTATATCTGCATCCGGACTTCTGGCGCTGCGGGCACTCGAAAAGCGTGGATAATACGCAACGAAAAAGAAATAAAAACGGCCAGGTAACCGCCCGCTGTCGCGTTTGTAACCGCCTGCGATCCAGGGAATCCCACTCCAGGCGAAGACGGCGGAAGCCATCCCCGCTAAGTCAGGTCCGTCTTCCTGGCATGGCGTAGCNTGGAACGACCAATGAGGATTTTGGCGTTTAGCAGTGATAAAGTTGCGTCCTCATGGCAGCGGATCCTGCTTCCGTTCCACTGGATGCACAAATTAGGAATTGCAGAAATTCGTTGGGGCGAAAGGGAGACAGACGACGCTTTTACCTGGAGCGACATATGCGTTTTTCAAAGATGGTACGCCGGCCGCACCCACCACTGGTTCCGCACGATGCGCCTCTACGGCGTGCGCCTGGTGTACGAGCTGGACGACGACTGCTGGCGGATCGAGCGCGACAACCCGTTCCAGTCCTTCTACGCGCGCGAGCAGCTCGACGCCATGGAGGACATGGTCCGCGCGGCCGCGCTCGTCACCGTCCCCTCCCGGGGCCTCGCCGAGGCGATGGCCCGCTGGAACCGCAACGTCGCCGTCATCCCGAACGGCGTGGACCCGGGGGCCTTCGAGTTGCCGGTGCGGCGCCGCGAGGGGGAGGTGCGCCTCGGCTTCGCCGGCTCGCGCACCCACGACCGGGACTTCGCGCCGCTCCTGGCCGCCCTGCCCCGCGTGCTGCGCCGCCACCCCCAGGCCCGCCTCGTCGTCGTCGGCGACCCGCCCACGCGCCTCGCCCCCATGCTCAGGGCCGAGCGCCTGATGGACCGGGCGACGTTCACCGGCTGGGTCAAGTGGGAGGGCGACCCCGAGCGCGGCGAGCCCGGCCTGTACGAGACGCTGGCCGCCCACGGCATCGACGTCTGCCTGGTGCCGCTGCGCNAGAGCCAGTTCAACCGCGGCAAGTCCAACATCAAGTGGGTCGAGGCCTCGGCCACCGGCGCCTGCACGGCGGCCGCCGACGTGGGCATCTACGCCGAGACGATCCGCGACGGCGTGAACGGCCGGCTCGTGGCCGGCAACGGCGAGGTGCGCTGGCAGCGCGTGCTGGAGGAGCTCGTCGAGGACGCCCCGCAGCGGGAGCGGCTGTGGCGGGCGGCGCGGGCGGAAGTCCGCGGGCGGTACGCCTATGACCGCCTCGCCTACGAGTGGGCGGCGGCCCTGCGGGGCGTGGTGCCGACAGACGGGGGGAAGAATGCCCGAGTCGTTTGAAGAGCCTGTGGAGGTGTTACGCTACGGGGGTGCGGCTCGGTGCTCTCTGCGCTCGCTGGAAGCTATCCTCGACTTGCCTGCGGGCTGGCGGATTCGCCGCATCATCCACGATGATTCAGTCTTTGATTTGGACGAAGTCACCTTGCTCATCGAGGGGCCGGGGCTCCCCGTTGTGCAACCAGGGCATCGCCTACAGCGCATTAACCTCCGCTACACGCGAGCGCATTTCGACGGCTGGGAGCTCTTGAAGTAGAGGGGCGGGCGGCATGCGCCTATTGGTCCAATGTGAGTATTGCGCGCAACTCGATTATTGCGCGTCCACGTGCCTCCTATGCGGGGCCTGCGGGGGGCACTGCAAGGACAGCGGAGGGCTTGACCTCGCTGCGGCGGTCACGGCCTTTCCCCTCTGGGTGTTGCCGGGGTACGCCGAACAGATCGAGCACGCACGAAAGGAGCGGGCGCATGGCTAGGCGCGGCATGGGTTGGATCCCCGACCGTCCGGACTTCCGGGACTTCACGGCGGACTGCGAGGCCGTCTGCAAGTGCAAGAAGCCGACGGCGGCGGGCGCGGCGCTCCCGGCGGAGGCGGACCTGCGGAAGTGGTGCTCGCCGATCGAGGACCAGGCGGACCTCGGGAGCTGCACGGCCCACGCCGCCGTCGCCCTCGTCGAGTATTGCGAGCGCCGCGCCTCCGGCCGGCACATCGACGCCTCGCGCCTCTTCGTGTACAAGACCACGCGCCGCCTCGCCCGCCTGCACGGCGACTCCGGCGCGGACCTGCGCAACGCCATGGGCGCCCTCGTCCTCTTCGGCGCGCCGCCCGAGGAGCACTGGCCCTACGACACGGCGGCCTTCGACAAGGAGCCGACCGCCTTCTGCTACGCCTTCGGCCAGTCCTTCCAGGCGATCAAATATTACCGCCTCGACCCGCCGGGGGCGCGGCCCGAGGCGACGCTCCGGGCGCTCAAGCAGGAGTTGGCCCGCGGCTACCCGGCCATGTTCGGCTTCACGGTCTATACCTCCATCGACGACGCCGGGGCGGACGGCGCGATCCCGTTCCCCACGGAGGGGGAGCGTATCGACGGGGGCCACGCGGTCGTGGCCGTGGGGTACGCCGACGCCAAGGAGATCAGCGGGCAGCAGGGCGCCCTGCTGATCCGCAACTCGTGGGGCGCGGAGTGGGGGGAGAAGGGCTACGGCTGGCTCCCCTACGCCTACGTGACTCGCGGCCTGGCCGAGGACTTCTGGTGCCTCGCCAAGCAGGAGTGGGTAGACACGGGGGCGTTCGAGTGAGGAGAGAAGCCCCGACCGTCACGGCCGGCCCCGGCTTCTGCTGCTTCTGCCGGGACACGGTCCATGCCTTCGGCGTTGCCGTGAAGGTCTGCTGCCGGTGCGGGCGCGCCGGCGGTCCGGTCGCCACGGCGGCGATTTGGCTGCCGCTGACGAGGCTGCCCCGCTGCCCCACGGGGAAGTCCGATGCTGGCTAGCGCCCGCCGCGCCCATAACGCCAAGGCCGCCCGCAACGCGACCATCTTCCGCCGGGCGGCGGCCGGGGATAGCCTGATGATGCTTGCGGCGCACTACGGCATCAGCAAGCAGCGCGTGGCGCAGGTGGTGCGGGCCGAGGCGCTGCGCCGGGGGCGGCCCGTCATCGGCGGTCTGGCGCGCCTACGGGCGGCGCAGGGGGCGGGGCGTGAGTAACGAAAACCTCGCCGGGGCCGTCGAGCAGTTGCGGCGCGTCGCCGTGGCGCTGGGCTACCAGCGGGTCTGGCCCGACCCGCGCCACGCCGATCTGTGGCTCATGGAGCGGCCGGGGAAGCAGCAGGGCTTGATCGAAGTGGACTCCATGGACGCTGCGATTGAACGCCTAGCGCGAGGCATATCGCCATGACGCGGGAGCAACTCCAGGCCGCCGCGGACGAGATCCGCGCCGTATGCAAGCGGCGGGGCGTCGTGCTGTACGGGACCTGCGACAGCGAGGGGATATACGGCGAGATCGCTATCTCGGGTGCAGACGATGCGGGCGGGTGGCTCGACTGGCGGGAGCGGATCTCGAACATCGTCATCGAGGCCTATGGGGGCCGGTACTATTACGCCACGGGCATCGGCGATGCCGCCTGAGCAGCTCGCCCTCGTCCCGCGCCCCGGCGGCAAACGGTATGCCGCCCCCCGCCCCGCCGCCCTCTGGCCCTGCGACGCGTGCCTCGCGCCGTGCTGGTTCGTGGGGGCGGCCGTGACCAAGGGGGCCGGCGGCCGGCGGCACTGCCACGTGGAGGTCGTCTGCTCGCGCTGCGGCGACCGGCAGACGTTCACGGCGGCGCAGTGGTGGGTCGGCCCCGGCAGCGG